TTACACAAAATATTTTATAGTGCCTTCTGGGGTATGCGGACGTACAATTATTGGGCGAACAGGTCTGGTCTCGTAAAATCTAATTCCAGTTGGATGGTGAATTGTATTTTGCATACTTGCATTAAAGTCTCGTTCAAATCGACGCATTGCTCTTCCACTTGGAAATCCACGTGCATTAACTCCTAGAGGTATAGTACCAACAACTCCCATATCAATATCACTTTCTGCTCTAAAAGGTATTCTAGGATCCCGATACTGATATCCTGTAACACTACTACCTGAAACTATGATTTCAGATCCTCTATATCTCCTTGCAAGTAGACGGGTAGCATCTCTAAATTGCTGTTCATTTATAAATCCTAATGGATATGTATTCCCAGTAACGAATTCTTCATCTGCCTGTAAACGATAGTCATTAGAGACACTTCTTATTAAACCTGTAGAAATTGTTCTAACATCTTTTTGTTGTTGAATAACTTTCTGTTTGCGATTATCTACAAATCCTTTCAATTGCTTACTTCCAGTCTCACAATTGGCAAGCGTCCTACTAAGCTTACTCCTTTGTTCTCTACTATATTCTGCCATGATATATTATTTTTATATTACTGTGTAAAAATAGAAAATAACTAAACATGTTATCATTTAAAAGATATGTTAGATAACATAGGAAGGGACAACTATTCTGTCGTCCCTTCTACAAATTCCTTCAGCCTGTACAGTCGCGTAATGGCCGGATTGTAAAACCCATCCGGGTAATGCTGTTTAATGTCGTTGATATTGGCACGAACATAAATACTGGTGTCTGTAATATGTTCAGCTTCACTTAATATTACCTCTTTAAATTGTTCCTTATCACATTTTACGCTCTACTTATCTATATTTTATTTATCTACTACATCAAAATCTGCTTCCTCTTGAAAGTCTTTACATAACTTCAATATACTAGCATATATTTGCATTGCATCACGTTTGCGACATATTTCACGAAGTGACCGCAATGGATAATTACGAAATTTATCCTTATTATTTACTATTATTGGACGTAACATATTAATTGCATCGATGAATTTTCCATTAACATAATATGTATATTCTGCTTGCATTGTATCATAAATGATTTCACGGTGGCTATCAAATGATTTGTGCATTTCACTCATCAAACGTTGTAATATGTCACGATCAGGATGAGCAGAACGCACCAAACAACGGAAATAAGATTCTATATGGTAAGTATTTGACGGATTCTTATTATAACTATGCTCAACTAATTCTAAAGCTTCTTCATAATCGCCAAGTATCATACAGACCATTACCATTTCATGTTCAGCCTTAGAAGCATAGCTATCTTCATCATACTCTCGTGTATGGCTTAAAGCGTCCTTATAATATTCTTTAGCTTTGGAATAATTTCGAGTATGGCGAAAGTAAAAACCATTAAGAAAATAAAATGAATATGGTGAATTCTCAAAATATTTCACTTCATCAAAGAAACGGCGATCTTTTTTTCTGCACAAAGCGCAACATAACCAGTAGTTTATATTACGAATCACTGCTTCATATGTACTTCTATGATAGCTTTTCAAGACTCTATCTGCAAGGGAAATAACATTGTCATCATGACCATCATAATATTCTTCTGCTATTACTTTAAGCACAAAAGAAGGAATAAGATAACGTTCATCTACATTTACACCACCTTGCCTTAATAATTCTTTTGTGGCATATAAACGATATGATATATCTGAAATCTTATCATCTGTATTTTCCAAAACTTCACGAGTCATTTTGTGTAATCTTTTTTGATATATATCAGACAACTTAAATTTAACCCGTTTAATATAATCAACAATAGCTGGACTTAAGCTGATATACTGTTTACCTGACCCAAAAGACTCAGTTAAAGAATAGTAATGAAATTTTTCTAATACATCTACAATATCTTCTCCACAAATACGACATAAATAATCGTAACTTATAAATTCAAAAAATGACAATAATATCAAAATTTGGAAAGTTCGATCATCTTTTTTTAAATCTGTTACAATAGCCTGATAATTATTATCGAACTTACTAACTATGTCCTGTACTTTCTTTCTCGCTAATGCTACATTACTTTTGTCAAGCGTATCGACTGCAAATAAAGCTTGTTCTGGATAACCGGCAAATTGTTCTATAAAATAATTTACATCTTGTGATGATACTTCCAGTCCTTTCTGCAGGGCATAAGCATTGAACAATGTCTTCATATCCGTAGACTTCAATGGATGAATCTGATATGTAACAATATTGGAGAATATCTCACTCAAATCAGGTCGAGGCGTAAAACGCGAAGCAACATTTAGATATAGACGCGACTTTAAAGAATCATGTTTTACTATATCAAGAAACCACTCCGTAAGTAAACCATCGCCACGTACGATACATTTATCATCATTAATCACAATGTGTTCCTTAATATCATGCAACCGATTAAGTAACTGAACTGTTATTGATAAGGCACCATCTTTATCTCTAACTTTGTCCAAAAGTTCATCATAACTATAATCTTCTATAATATCATTAAGTTGGATAGCAAATTCTTGTATACTATCTTTATCTGTCATCCTTATTTCTATAAGATCTGTCGGATCCCCACCAACCATTACTTTAGTAGCGACAAACTCTCGGAGAAGTCTTTTTCTTCCCACATGCGGAAGCCCAGAAATAATAATACTTGTTTTACAATAATCACCCTCATTAAAATAAGCTTCTGCAAGAGCATGTATCTCTTGCTCACGGCCCAAAAATAAATGGTTTTGTATTTTTAAAGCAGGAAACTGTTCCCAGACACTACGGCGAATCTTCTTCTTCAATAGACGTGCAAGTGAACGAGGATGTACAAAATGATCAGTTAGATAAGCATTTTTAATCCATTTTTTTATTTTCGGATGATTTATATCAATTTTTTCATCAATAATAAAAGGACAGAAAATAATTTGGTTTTCATCAATTCTTTCACGCACATAACCAATTTCATGATCCACCCATTCTGATTGTAATGACTCCTCAGAAATTAAGTATACAAAGAAGTCACAACTATCAATAGCCATACGTATATCATCCCAAAGGTTTTTTCCGCTCTCAAAAGTATATTTATCAACAATGGCATAATCATAGCCAACAAATCTAAGAAGTTCCTCAACATATGGTTTTTGTATACTGCTGTGAGATATGAATAATTTGTGATTCATAAGTAATTAAAATTTAAAATACAATATAATTCAAGTGTTTTTTGCCAAAAATACATCTTTAATTTCATTTTACAATCCAATACTAGGAAAAAATAAAGTATAGCTTTTTAATTAAAGAATGCCATTAGTAAATACTTTTAAATTACAAACATCTAAAACAGTATAAAACAAGCACCAACAACATGCCAATAGTTATTTTTGCAAAAAACATTTATTTTTCATTTTTAAACACTATGGTATAAAAGAAAGACTAAAGCCGAAATATCATTTTGCGCTATAATCTTATAAACCTCATCTATCTTCTTTTTATATATAAAGGAAGATAATCAGTAATCGATAACATCATATAAAAACTACCATTGAAAAAAGTTGTAGCTAATCCCCACACCTGTATAAAATCCACCTAGATACCCATACCCGACCTGTACCCCCAATCCCCAACGCTTCTTCGGCACAATAGTATGATAGATATCATTCGTCACCGTCCGATACACCGTCTTCGGAAATATCTGCAAGCTATCCAACCTCGAACGATACCCACTCCCCCATATCCGGTAAAGACTATCCTCATAATAAGCCTGCTCGCGATGAACTACCGTATCACCAATACGAATAGTATCTGTTAGCTGGAAAACTAACAGAGGAGCCATAGGTGCAGAGATAAGTAACGTATCAACCTTGACTACTGTATTTACCTTCGTCTCGGTACGTATTTCTGCCGGCAAAGGTTCGTGCGGACGGAACCAGGCAACCACACAAACCACCGCCAGCAATATAACTAATATCCAAGGCAGCTTTTTCATGGCCGTACAACTACATTACGGAGAAAGTTAGAGAACTCACTACGTACATCAAAGCAAGGACACGCCTTGATGTACTCTGCCGGCTCTACTTCGCCGCTACCATCAAGGTCTGGCGAAGTGTCCCGGTGACCAAGAAGCTCAATAATCTGGTACTCCTTACAAAGTTTGGCAACCAAATCTCGAAGTGAAGCTTTCTGTTCAGGCGTCCGGGTATCGGTTGGTTTCCCGTTTGCATCCAGACCACCAATATAACAGATACCAACCGAATGTTTGTTGTATGACACATTCGAGAATCCTTTAGTATTACAATGCGCCCCGTCGACAGAGAGAGGGCGTCCAGTCTCCACAGTCCCATCAAGGTCAATCACAAAGTTATAACCAATCTGATTAAAACCACGCGCCCGGTGCATCTGATCAATGTCTTTGGCCCGTAGGTCCTGCCCGGCACGTGTGGCCGAGCAATGGATGATAATTGCATCAATTGTTCTCATTTCTGTACCTCCTTTATTTTTTCAATTAATTCTAAAGCATCCTTCTCCGATGCACACTTTACGATATTGGCTATCACACCAGGCAACTCTGCCGCATGGCTCCGCTTTCTCTTATTATGTTCCCATACGCTCCGAAATTCAATAATCAAGACTCCAACTGTGATGATAATTGTCATGTATGGTAACACATACCAAGTAAAGAGTAACCCCAATGTATCGAACATTAGTCCAAACAACATCATACGCCAATAATCGCCAGCTTTAGCAAATGTACGTCGTAATCCCTTGCTATCTACTTTCTCTTTCATTACCCTCGCAGTCTGTACGCCATCCCACATATCAATCAACACAGAGACAAACATTACCAACCAACACATCAATGTCACGCCGATATGTCGGTAAAGATTAGTCAAATCTAACGCATGTAAAAAGTCAAATACATCTTTCATTTTCCCTTCATTATTTAAATCATTAATACTACTTTTGCATTCAAATTGACCGTTAAGGTCACATAGTAGTTTTGTCGTTATTCCCGTCCGCTTGCGAAAGTAGACGGGACTTTTATTATTACGCCTTTGAATAATGCTTGGTCTGCTCGTTATTCTTGTAAAATGTCAAACCGTTAGAAGGAATCAAATAACAGGAATAATCATCAGAACCTACTTTTTGAGAACAAAAGATTGTTCCACTGTCTATTGAAGTTTCATTATATAACACATTATCTACATATCTACGCAGCCTAAGTCGTGGAAGATAATTAATAACACCATTCCATTCGCTTTCAAAAAAGCTCAAGTTCCCAACTTCTATACCGTCTTGAGTGTACATTTTGAGACTATTAGTAACCGGGTCTATTTCTATACGAGTACCATTCGAGGAAGTGGAAATCTTACCTACTATCTCTATTTCTCCATTTTCTTTAATTCTAAAAGAATCGTTTGGCGATTTTATATTCTTAAAGACTCCACTTGTAGCGTTGACCTCACCATTGAATTTGTATTTTCCATTTTCCGGGTCAAGCTCAAACATTATCTCGTTATCCACCAAAGCAAAGATACCGGATCGTTCAACTCCATCAATGGTTATACACTTGTCACCCTGCACGATACCGGTTAAGATCGGTTCCTCAGCCGTCCCGGTGTTCTTACCCGTGAACAGCTTCGGAGATATCATATACTCGCTGCCTATCTGCACCTTGTTGGTATCCCAGCCTATTAACCAATCTGGTACATTTGCCATAACCTTAGATATTGAAGCCTCGGTAATCAAGACATAATCAGGAATTGACTGTTCATAGACCATCACCGCAATACTGTCATATTCTAATGATTTGTCGAGGGATATATTTATAAAGTTAAGCGATTCCAAGGGCTGAATGGAAAGTACTTCAACACCTTCCTTTAAATAAGATACACGCCACCTGTCAGGAATATAATCTTCCTTACTGCTTCCACTAATACGATATAACTTAGCTATAACAATATTGCCGGAAATTGAAGTGCCATGTATGTCGCACGGGATATTGCTAATATGGGTGCCGTTTATATAAAATTCTATCTGAAATAGAACGGCATCCTTTCCGTCTGCACCTTTCAGATTTTCCTTAGCTTCAGGGGAAAGATTATCCCAGCCAAGGATCACATCTCCCATCGTGCACACGTACTTTTTCTTGTCTGAGTCCCACTCCCAAGAAATCGCACCACCGGCAAGTTTACCGGACCTGTCAGCTGCAAACTTAGCGGAACCATCGCCAAACTCAGCGGTACCGTCAGGATGGATGCAGTATACCGTATGTCCGCCGGTATCGGTTCCTTTGATCATGCCGTTTTCGCAATAGAATCCCCGGGCACCATCTCCCCCGGGAATATCACCACCAAGGCGCGTCTTAATCTTGCCGGTCCAGTCTTTACTGTCAATATCGAACATGATATCAATGGCAGGCTGGCCACTCTCATCAGCGTGGATGTAGATTGCGGACTGACGGTTCTTGTTGACTGAATTACCGAATTGCACGATATCATTTCCAACCTCCGGAGGATTGACTACATTACCCTCTTCATCTTTATCAAACTCGGACACAGACACATGAATCACATTATCCACAACGGATGCAATCTCGACATGATAGAACGTTTGTTTAGTTCCTGTATAGGTCTGACACCGCATAAAGTCATGGGAGACAAAGCTCATGGTCTCATCCTCCAAGGTAATAAGATACTCTGTACCATCTTCGGATAGCATAACAGTAGCAATCTTACCACACGCTTGACTAATGCCTAACGAACCAATGATAGCCCGCATCTTGGACACCAGCATCTCAAATACGATAAACTGTTCACGCACCCGGATGGAATCAATCTCAAGCATCCATTTACCTTTCACATACTCCCAGATTTTCCACCCGTAACCTGCAAACCCGGATATGAAGTCTTCCACTATCTCTGCCACCCATTCACCGGCAGAATTTAAGACTTGTTTACCCGTTTTCTTAGCCGAGGTAAGCATACCCACGATCTTTGCTGTACTTAATATAGCCATAACACTATGATATTTTTTCTATTTCAATAATATTAATCGGATTAGTCCGGGTACCCGTGTAAGAAGGACCGGTCGCAGTCACAGTTAATGTACCGCCAGAAATAACATCGTTAAATTCAACTAACCCGGACGTATTGTTAACTGGCCAGTTATTATCTTTCTCTATTTCAGTACCATTTACCGCATATTTTAATGGATTGTCGCCCTGGGAGAGTGTAGAACTCCTGGTATTGGAAAGTATTCGCACATTATAGGTCCCCGCCGGAAGACCGGATATATTGAAAACCGTACTGGGCAGATAACCCAGGTTGGTGGATGAATAAGTTCCGACCATCTTTGCCAAATACTCATCGGGGCATATACCAGAGTTATTACCAGTAACGGCACCGGCATTACCGGAATTCTTTTCAGAATCAGCGGAGAGCCTTGAACCGTTGAAAGTGCAGCCCATAGTACCGATCTGTTCACCGGTAGTGGTATACATATTACGCATAGCGGTAATAGCTTGCATGCGACTGATCCCAGTTTCGGGATCATAACCTTCTATTGACATACTATTATTCATGCTCAATACCCATTTAATAGAAGTTGGCGGAGTACTGCCTTGTTGCCGGAAATTGCATGTTACAGTCTTATCAGCTTGCACGTTTGTCACTGTTGCAGTGCCGGAGTCTGCACCTACACCCGTTGATGAATCGGCACCTGACCAGCTATCGATCTCATACCCATCATTGGCCTGTGCATTGACTACCGCTTGTCCACCTTCAGCAACAGTCTGAGAAGCGGGAGTGACGGAACCATAAGCAGAGTTATTAGCACGCCCTGTAACGGTGTAGGAAACCGCGGGCTGTTCTGCATAACTAATTATACTTGACTTGATGGCGGACTCGCCATAATTATTTTTGACCTGCACATAAACAGTCTTGCTTCCGTATCCGGCAGACAATGAATAAGAAAGAATCTTAGATGTTCCCGCCATCCATTCAGCACCTGTCATACCTGCATTTTCACTGATCTTGTAGTGGGTAATACTTCCTGTAGCAGATAAGGCTACAGATACATTGCTGTCGTATGTCGTTGCGGCACCTCCATTGATAGAGATAGAATTAAGCTCAGGAGGATTTTCATTGGCAGCAAGTCGCGCAAGGAATGGAGCCTGCAAGTCAGTACGGAGTTGTTGTACGAAGTATGCGGCATCTGTTTTGTCATCATCATTCAATGTCGCTTCATATCGGGATACGAACTCTTCGGCATAATCCGGCAACTTTGCGTTCAGATTGAAATTTATAAGGAACTTACCGGACTTGACACCATAAGACAGCCCATAAACGTTATCGGTCTGTAAGCTGATACTGCCGGAAGTATAGACAGCATCGGTTAGCTGTACTGTAAAATCAGTATGCCGCCCATATTTCAGCCGGGGAATGAACAGGGTAAACTTGACATTGCTACCGGATATTTCTTTTCTGAACTTTGCATTTTGCCGGATGAACCAGTACTCATAGATTTCATCAATAGTGGCGAACCAGACTGTATCGTTTCCATCCTTACCGTAAGTGTCGTTAAGGAACACAAGTCCTTCAAGCATGCCGGAGGATGGGGAGTGCGTGAAATCACACATCCATTTATTAGGCACGGAGGCATTATCCGTTATCCTGGACATGAAGTTATCACTTGTGATACCATCACAGTTACGACGGTAAATGATTCCTTTCAACAGGTTGGTGGAAGCATTCAGATCGGAAACAGTATGGTTACTTCCTTCCGTAGTCATAAACATTATATCGTCATGACGTTTGGAAGCCTCTATATAATCATCGTTCCCGTTTGGACGCACCATAACCTTTATACCGGTGCCCGTCTTTTCCAAAGTCTTATCCTGAGCGGAAGTTATACCGGAAAGAATACCTTCGACAGTGCCTGTATCAACATCAAAGACATCATGGAAATGCATTTCATTCCCGAACTTCAAGACATGCAGAAGTTGCGGCCAGGTCAGATAAGGATAGTTCGGAAGAGGATTCTCACGACCCATATAGTCAGGGATGTAATCATTATGCCCCGTTGGAAATATGGCCACTCCATAGGTGAAACGCTTTTCGACTCCAAAGCCGTCACTATAGTTGAGTGTCTTTTCCGGAGTATAACCGGTGGTATGTGCTTGTCCAAAGTGCTGGTATTTTTCCGAGTCCACCCATTTTTGGTTGATCTGGAAAAACAGCTTATTGGAGTCAACCCGGCAATCATCCACTATAAGGGAGTAAGCAAATTGCTTGTCATACTTCAGAGCAGGAAAAGACAGCCCGATGGATGATGCATCATCAACATTGGTCAGTGTAAAGTCTACCCGTTCATAATCAATCTTGATATATTGGATGGTTAAAAACGCTTTGACGGCGTTGGAGATATCCTCGTTGCACTTTATTTCGATACAAGTATTGAGATTCACATCATCAACATACATTTTCCGCACTGAATGTGTATGGCTATAGAAACTATTACCGACGGCATCCGTTACAATGAAATCACGGACCGATAAATAGAGCCTGTTTCCAAAAGGTTCGTCACTGACAGCGTAGCTTTTTGTCTTGTCCGCCACAGACGGAAGGTCCGTCAATGAAACGGACAGTTGATAAAGGTCATAGGAAGTGCCATATAGCCGAAAAACACCTATTTTACGTTCAACCTCAGAAATGACTGTGCCTTCAACAACACCGGCTATCTCATCCACCTTGAGATGTAACTCCGCCAATTTGTTTCTCTCGGTGTCTGTATAGTCATTCGTTGACAGACCTTTTCCCGTTACAGTGTCCACCTTACCGTTAACGGCGGAGACAACCTGATTAAACTCGTCCGCTGATAAAATATCACCGGTATTTTTGGAAGGTATATTCAAATTTGCCATATTATCTTATTTTTTAGAATTATCTTAATACAAAAGAGAAGGTATAAGGGAAGCCGGTTGGAGGTGGGGTTATACCTCCCCGGATAGCTGATATGGGAATAAACACCATAGTCTGTGTCCTGCGGTCAAAAACAGGAACCAGCATATTATCCGCATCAACAACTCCAGCATATAATGTAGGTGCGACGTAACTCCATTCATTTTCACCCTTAACCGGAAGAGAACCTACCGGAGCACTATCTACGGAAGAATTCACATTACTAAGACCACCGAATGATAAATCGGAAATTTCTGCCGGAGCGATCTCCATGATAACATCTTCGTCTTCTTCTATAAGAGTATCAATATCCTCTTCCAACAAACAAGACATTAAAGCAGCTGGGGTGTCTTGCTTTGGAAGACGAACGATTAAGCCGTTCTCAACAGTGCCCCCATTGTACAGGGTGAGGTGACCAGAAGCGGTGTCTTTTTCTACCTTAGAAAGAAAAACTTTTTTTAAATCTTCATTATTATCCGCTATTTCCGAAATAGTACGAAGCGAAGAAAATACATTTTTATCTGAAGGAGTCCGGTCATCGTATTTTTCTAAAACAGTAATACCAGTATTTCCACCGCCGCCATTAATTGTAGCTTGTATAGTGCCAATCTGTCCTTCGATTTTATCTTCCCACTTTTCAGACAAATAATTAGAAACAACACAAGTAATCTCACCCGTCTTCAGATTCTTTTCTGTAGATGTTATACGAATCAATTTACTAATATTCCGCTCCGGAATATTGACCGTTATAAGATCTCCAGGTTTCAAGTCACCTTTTCCACGCATATAACGGTAATCTACTAACAAGGTAAACTTTACTCTTTTCTGAGAGTGAAAGTTCAACCAATCTGTAGCTTTCTCACGCAACTTCGTAACCGCAGCACTCTTATACGCTTCACCGAGACGGATACCGGTAAAATTAAAATCTTCTCCGCCATGTAGACATTTTAATTCAGATGGTATTGTAGGCCGTTTTTGAGTTTCCGGATCAATCGTAGCCAACGTATCTTCCTGGTAGATTAGGGTAATTTTCTTTTCGCCATTATTCCACTTGAACTCAAATGATTTACCCATCAAATCACCGGTAAGAAAGTTAACTCGTGCTTCATCATTAAAAGCAAGTTCGGTAATATCAAAATCTATTGTAGAGCAAACAAACTCTCGGTTATTCTCCCCAGAAAGGGTTTCAACCTTTCCTGTAAATGTAGGATGGACTTTTTCAAATACAACTTTCTTTTCAACGACTCGATTCGTTTCACTGAAATTCTCAATATACTTTTCTGGCAAAATTAAACGTCCTTCGGCATCACCTTCCCCTGGGATAATATTCTCTGTACCACCTACTGGATAGATGCGTGTAGTTATATCTCCACTATCCACATTACTCTGCCGAATCTCATATAAACCATTACCACGTCCTTGAGTAAATGATAAGTCTCTCTCATTTTCAATACGAGAAACGTAATTTATTGTTTTGTTTTCAACATAATACTCATAATTATAGGCAGAAGCTAGCTCTGATAACAAAGAGCGACAATCTATACCATCAAATGTTAATGTTATATAGTCCGTATCGGGAATAGAACCAATTTGCCAGCCAGAGTCTACTCCAAGCGGATTATCAGCGGCTTTATTAACATTCCACACTAAAAGTTCAACCCAATCATGCAGTTTACCTAATAAAGTTACCTTGGTGCTACCAGTTATTCTATTCGTCAGGATCTTATCAATGAGAGTGTATTCCGGTGCTTCAAAGACAAATGTTGTATCATGAATGATAGTTTTGTCAACAAACTCCGGTTCTCTGTTAAGTCGATACTTAATACCTTCTAATAAAATATAGTCACCCTCCTTTATGTCAAGAATGACCTCTGTAACCAGTGATACAGTAATTTCGTTTTTACCCATAATGACGTTACCCAGAACAGCTTCGTCACTGGCAATGCTTGTAATAAGAACGGGACTTCCATCTACAATCCGGTATATGTCTAAAGTATCAATCATCCTACAACTCTACATTTTAAACTAAATTCTAGTAATCGCTCGGTCCGGGCAGTTACTGTTATTCCATTTTTAAAATATAAGTCAATCGTTTCATTCTCTCTTAAACAAAGACGGCGCATCCCAGGAGCAATACATACAGCTTGAAATTGGGACATCTTTTCGTATAATTCAAACAGGTTTCTACCTCTCATTATACATTGGAAAGTGATGTCTCTAGCTTCTCGATATACTGTTTGAGTATACGGTTTAGTAGTTGATACTTCAATCCGTTTTTCTAGATTTTCAAACCTACTACGGGATGAAATCAGAATACCAAAATCCTGCTGTAGGTTATATTCATCCAACATGTAGGATATGCCGCCCGTGGGAGTTAGCATTATTTCGACTGGAGAATATACTTGTTGCCAGAACTTTATTTTCACAATAGCCATATTGAGTATAATATATTCATCGACAGATATACCATCTTTGAGAATGACTTCAAACTCTCCAAACTCAGTACCTAATTTCTTGCAGGAAATACAAGCGGCTTTCAGAACTGAGAGTTTATCTTTATAGTCAGCGGCTTTAATGCAGAGTGATAGGGTGAGGGTTCTACCATCCAACTCAATATCACCTGCGTCAACATATGGTTCAATGCTGGATTCCCAGTTGTATTCCGTTGTTCCTTTACGTTTTGGTAAGTCAAATACTCCAGTCAATGCCATACATTCTTTCGAGTGCTCAACGTAGGGAATAGCACCATACGTACGTATATCTATGTTATCCAAATTATATTTCATATTACCCTCTGCTACTATTATTATTTTTTGTATTCTTTCTTATCTCTGACAGTTCATCCTTTACAGATTTTAGACCATCCTCAAGCTTTTCAACAAGTCCATCTGTATTATTCGCCGTGCGCTCGGTATTGGATGCTATTTTCTGAGTCTCTTCCCAAATACTATAAGTTATATCCCAAGAGCGCCTACACTCTGAAAAATGTTCAGAACTTAGATTCAGAAGAGCACGAATATCCATAGCTGTCATATTCCATAGACCGACTAATTCACTAGCAGTACCTTCTGTCATAGCAGCTTCCAGTTTCCCAGAAACTCCATTTTCTTCTGATTCGTCATCCGGTTTGAAGATATCAAGTCCCTGATTGGAGGCCATTTCCTGATACTTTTTTAAAAGAGCATTATATGCATCCTGTTGTCCAAGGACTCCACTTGTCAGCCCATCAAGTATTGATATATAGTTATTAAACTTCTGTTCATCGCTCAAGTCACCGTTTTTCATGACACCAAGCATTTGTTCTTGTGCCTGTTCTATCAATGGCGCCAATGTAACGGAGTAAATCATCTGCTTTGCCAATGTCTCTAACATATCAGAGACAGAATCAGTAAAGGCTTTGGCTGCATCAGTTCCATTCTTAAAAGCATCGACAAGTGCGTCACTCATTGTATTACCAAGATCTCCAAAGATATCCGTAAGATAGTCTTTAACCTGATCAACAGCTTCCTCGTAAGTTTTCCAGTAGTCAGACATTTCTTGAAGATACTTTTGATTTTCCTCACTCAGTTTGCCGAAGGTATCCGACCCTATAAACTTCTCCAGAGCGGTCTGGTTGACAGTGCCGTCCGCATTGAACAGCTCCGGTACTGAATCTTTTAGCGAAGAATACTTGGCTGAACGAAACCACGTCTTATGCTGCACCTTCACCTGCATGTCCGCTATTGATGCACCAAGAGAGTCGTACGAGTTCTTGATGCCCTTGACCTCCGCCATCAATGCTGTCAGGCCGGTATACTTCTTGCGATTGCTTATCCTGTCCAGCGTTCCATTGTACTTTTCCAGAGCTTCTTGGGCGAGATTCACATTCTTGACAGCATTACCCCACAGGTCATCACCGAAAATGCTATTCTTATCGGTGGATATCTCCGCATTTAGTTTAGCTAATTCCAATTCGTAATTCAGCTTGGTCATTTCTTTGCGAAACTCAGCCATATGATCCGTACTATTGAATAGACTCGCTATTTTTGTTGCAATCTGAATGGCAGCACTGATAATTGCAAGAATAACAGAAGCTTTCTCGACAGTCTGAATGGCGGTACTCGCAGTTTCGGAAGCTGACTCAACTCCATGCATTGCCATCAAGGCGAATTGTCCTATATCACCAATAACCCCGATAATCTCCCCGGCTTCCCCACCTATAGCTGAACCTAAATTTTTAATGGAGTCAAACAATTCCCCCATCACATCATCTACCTTTCTTTCAGCTTCATGAACTTTTGCATCGGCCTTTACTGTTTTATCTTTAGCCTTATTATACTTCTCAAGTGCTTCAGCAGAGGTTAAATAAGTCTTCTCTATTTTCCCGGTATCTTTATTGAGCGAAGTGCCAGTAATAACTCTACCTCCAGAATTAACAGTATCGAGATTTTTCTTAGCTTCAGCTAATTCAGCTTCAGCTTCAGCCAGTTCTTTCTTTCGATCAGTAAGTGCTTGGAATGGATTACGCTCATCCAATTCATTCATTATATCCTGAATGGTGGAGGTATACTCTCTCAATTGATCTGGTGACAGAACTTCAGCTGCGGTTTGCTTGGCGTTTTCTAACTGAGCAAGCAGCGAATTGAGTGTCTCGGAAGATGTCTCTTTAAGGTTCTCAAAAGCACGAATATACTCCGGAGATTCTTTCAATTTATCATAATCCAATCCCATCAAAGATTTGCCTTTCTCTTCGTTGGCTTGTGCTATGGACCGGTCAATCTGTTCCACCTGAGATACATTACCGTCCTTTTCAGCTTGTTCTCGTAGCTTTCGTAAGATTGCAATATCGTCATTGTACTTCTTTTCAATAGCAAGACGTTTATCTGTATAATCCTGGTATTCATCAAGCAGACTAGTAAAATCATCGCCACGGTTATATATAATGTTGCTTGCCCTTTCCTTTCTGCCAGCCTGTTCATCTATTTGGCTGAACTTTTCCTGAACTGATTTATCCTTAAGGAAACCAATAGTATTGAAACTTTTCTTTGCATTAGCCGGATTAGCCTCAAATTCTGCTTTTGCAGCATCAATAAGCTGTTGTTTACGATCCTCAGCTTCTCGATGAATGGCTTCAATCTCTTTTTTATGATTGAGATTTCTCTGGGCAATAATTTTGGCGGATCCTATTTCCATCGAATCAATGACGCTTTGATTTACATCGTTTTGAGCATCTATTTCAGCACGGGATTGGTCTCGCTTATTCTTATCAAGGAGTTGCTTATACTTTTCTGTATCTTGTCGAAGTTTTTCAGCTTTATCCTCTTGTTTGGAGCCATAGACACTTAGTTCCTTTTCTGCTTCTTTTAATAGCTTACTATTTTTCTTATAACTTTCTACCACGCTATCATCTATACCATTGAAGTTTCCAGCATCCATTAGCTTTTTCTGAGAAGAATCAATGGATTTTAGTACTTTGTCGGCTTCTTTTTTTTGCTTATCCCAAAAATCATAATTCTTAGGTTCAGCTTTAGACTCAGCTTCACCACCCCCCAATAGCGTCGCAATAAGGTCTTTCGTCTTTTTGAGTTTACTATCGAGATTATCGACTTCTATTTGAATATGGAAGGGAATAACATAGAATGGATTCTCTTTCAATTTAGTTTGTTCTTCATCAAGCTTCTTCTTGGCTTTATCAAACTCTTTTTGTATCTGATTAAGGTCTGTCTGAGCAGCGGATAGCTTCACCTCTATGGGTTTGCTATTTTCTTCAGCTTCCTTCTTGATACGATTATATTCATCAAGAACTTTCTTCCATTTTTCCAGACTCTCCATATCTTGTTTCAACGCATCACTAATCGAACCTGTAGGGTGCTCTTGCCTCGTGAATAAATCAACATCATTCCAATCATTAACTTCGCTCAAATTTTCAATTAACCTTTTATACTTAGCCACTTGTTCAACAGCATGTTCATAGTTAGAGTTATCCCGTTCTTTATTAAGAATCTTTTGGGCTTCAGCAGTACCTAAGATCGCAAGTTCTTCGCGCTTATATGCATTAGTAAGGGCAGGAGACAGTTTCTGTAATTCCTCATACGCTTTTATTTGAGCATACTCTGTTTCCGTTTCATTTTGTATGGTGCGAAGTAAATCTTCTATCTTTTGTTTTCGATCATCAAGAGTTTCCAAAAAACGTTTTTGCTCTTCATTATACTTTCTGGTAGCTTTTTCAGCCGCTGTTTCCGCAGTGGCAACTTGATAAATAGCATAGCCAAGAGCCGCAGCTGCTGCAGCTGCTAAAATATAAGGATTGGTTGCTAGTGCTGCAATGTTCCTTTTCAATGCGGCTGTATGCAACTTTATTGTGGTAACCATGGCTTTTCTCGTCGCCATCTGTTTTACTTGAGCCGCCGTGAGGACGTTTTCAGATATGGTACCAGCTTCAACAGCCTTTCGGTATAATAACATTTCATATCTTGTCATCTCAATCAATGAAACATGTATCTTTTTCATTGCATTTACTGCTATGATTGAGCCTTTGTATCCAACCAATGCGCTAGTTACTATTACAATTAGGTTCCCTAAAGTTTTCATGGACTCCTGCACATCTCCGTTGTTAAATGCCTCATTAAAAGAAGATGCTATTTCTGAGACCTCTTTCAGTATGGTTTCGCCCATAGGCCGAAGTGCAGCCACGATATTATTCTGGAGTAACTGCACTTGATTCTGAGCAGAAGAAGCCATTTCTTTGAATGCAGCTTCAGCAGCACCGGCAGAATTTCCTACTTCATCTAAATGTCCAGCAGCCTCTTGTGCATTTTGCCCGGTCAACCCTAATAATCCGTTCACGGCTTCCATTTCCGGTATCATCTCCCGGAGTTTTGATTCACTTCCAGCAGCCTTTTGTCTGACAAGTTCCAGAGCTTCTTGGAATGTCCGCCCATTATAAGCACCATCACCAAGATACTTAGATACACCGACAATTGCAGCACGTATCTGTGTCATGGCTTGGGCTGTTGGCGTACCTTGTTTGGTAAGGGTGGCAACTGCAGCCAGAACCTGGTCTATCTCCACGCCATAAGCAGCAGCGACCGGGGCAGCTTGGGCTATACTCTTTCCTAGTTCACCAAACGAGGTCTTACCGAGTTTCACCGTTGTAAATAACTGATCTGATATTTTCCCCGCTTCACTAGCGTTCATCTTGTATGCATTCAAGATTGTAGTAACGGCGTCAGCTGCTGTAGCCGTATCAGTAACACCGCCGATAGCCGCCTTAGCGGAAACTTTCAATATGTTCATAGCATCGGCCCCGTCATGGCCGGCAGAAACGATCTGATACAATGCTTTTGCCGCATTATTGGCCAGTACTGGAACCTCCCGGGTAACATCTATAACCTGATTCATGAAATCCGTAAGACTTCCTTTGATTCCGCTTGAAAGAGTGGCTACTTCTTTCATGCTCTGCTGAAACTGCTTCTCGAAATCGTAAGCTCCTTTAGCTGCTTGTGCAAAGGCTATACCGGCACTAATGCCTAGTCCACCAAACACGTCAAACGATGTTATCTCACCTGCCATCGCTTTGATAATGCCAATAGCCTCACGCTTACCTGAATATAGCCCTGTGTTATCTATGCCGGTAGCAAAGTATAATGCTCCCTCTTTATTCTGAATACCCATATCGTTTATTCTTAAAATATAAAAGGGGATGAGTATTGTAAATTTGATTATCTTTGTGGCGTTCCAATTGCCAACGAGGGACAATTTTATTTAGTTGTATATAGCGAGACTGAAGGCATTAGGCTATCAAGTCCCGCACATAGCTCGTTATATAAAACTGAGTGAATGTTCCTCGTTGGCGCGAATAGGGAGACTGATAGCCTTTTTTATATTCCAATGATATAGTTTTATGCCAACAAGAGAAGAAAACTCCGTAGAAGCGAAAAAAAGTAGCTACACGGAAGAAGATTTAAAAGATGCTTACCAGAAAGGTAGGAGAGTAGGGCAGGTGGAAGGAATGATAGCCTACCAAAAACGCCTGGTTGAGAATTTGCAGAAAGACAATGCTTCACTAACCCAAAAGCTCTCTGAAGTTGTGAAATAAAAAAGTCCCGTTATAAAACGAGACTTTCATTTCTTATGGGTTAGGGTAGTGAATGTCCATTTCACGAGGCAGGAAGAAGCCTTTTATACAATTGGGATTGCGAACACATATTTGAATATGGTTCCTTTCTGTGAAACCAGCACCAGGATAGAGTTCTTTGCCCTCCCAAAATACACCACGAACAGAATCATAAGGTTTTTCGCCAGAACCTTCATTCATACTATGTGCCATCTCAATCACTGCACAATCCAAACGACGCATTAATTTATCTGTTGAATTACCTATATTTGAATTTACAGGCAAGGCTGCACCCGATTGATTCAGCATAAGTTCTAATACTGAATAAGCCTCCTTCAAATCGGATAAATACATAGAATCCATCATATCCATGCAATAACCTAAATCAATCACAGCACCAATGATTGCCGGCTCCTTCACAGAAGATCCTTTGCGCTTCATCATTTCTTTTGCATATTGCAAAGCACGAGTTTCATTGTTCTCCCAAAAGTAAACTCCATGTCCGAGCCAATCGTAATCATTAGTACTTGCTATGAGATTTTCTTGACCGGATAATACCTTATCTACCACAGATTTATCACATCCATGGAAACCTATTACCAAATTGGATCGACAAGAATAGATAGACTCTTTCATCTATATATCTCAGCTAATTTACCATCTTCGCCCAAAATACCCGCTCTAACAAGAAACTTCGTAGCTTCTTCTTTAGAAGAGGTTATCTTCTTTATTAGCTTAGCCCTACGTTCCTCCCGGGTAAGCGGTTTACTTAATTTTTGAGATGTCTTCATATTATTTTCTCTGACTTTTGTTGTAGCCATAATCAACCTCCTTTCTACGTCTATGCAAAGATAACATTTTATATTGATTTTATGTTGCTTTTGTACCCATTTTATATGCAAAAGCCCCTACATCTTCACAGACACAGGGACAATTAACAAAAAACTCTAAATCAAAATCGCATGAAAATTTCAATTGTTTCATGTTTAATATATAAATTACTTATCCTTTTACCTTATTTCCGACATCATGGAATTTTTTCATTCGTATTGTCTGAGTAGGATCATCGAATGACGGCAGTTCAACCCATTCGTAATTGACACCCTCAACTCCATCCTCATCCGAAGTTATGCTTCGTTCTCGCATGATTATCGCATATTCCTGCATCATAGCCTCTATCAGTGAATAACTGCTTTCCAATGCTTGGTTATACGTCAGCCCTAAAGCTTCACGTACAATGACAAAGAATCTTGCTTGGCTATATCCCGCCAGCTTTGTAGATTCTTCTGAGCGGCTATTATCTCCGTCTCTCCTAGCGGGCTCACGTTCCGAAGCGTCGTGATAGATGTGCAAAAAGGGTAATAGCCTATTCGGTACAAGACTGCATTCAACAAAATCCTAATATCCTCCCAAGTGGAATTATCCATAAGGGTCTCACGGAACCAAGCCGGAGGATCACTGGATTTATTATGAATACCAAGACAGACTACATCCAAGAGCAAATCTCCATACTTATCCATCATCCTAGGGAAATCAGTATTCAATTCTCCAGTCTTCACCATCATACACTCCAGATCTTCTTTTTCAATCTGTAAAAGTAAGGGGCGAATACGAAACCACGTTCGTACAGTTATCGGACGTATGACAATGCTATCGCCCGGATCCTTTCCTGCAGGAACAGCATCTTTGTTTGTGAAATCAAACGGTATTTTAACCGGAAGTTCGGTTACCGTTTCTGTCTCTAGTCTCAATAATTGGCCTACACTCATATTATCTATTTTATTTATTAAAAAGCCCTCAAAGCATTGCAATGAGGGATAATACCATCAAGAGCCTATCTTTTTGTACTTCAAAGAAACACTTTCAACCATTCGCGCCTGGCTGTTGGTGCTTTCGGCTCTATTCTCATAAAGTTTGTAACCGCAGGCGGACTCGAACCGCCGACCACTGCAAAGCAGAACTCTACCACTGAGCTATACGGTTCCATTAAAATCAAGCGACATCAGCCACTTCACGAGAGAAAGCATAACCTTTGAGGCCTGCAGCAGAAATGGCAGCTTGTTTGTACACACGCACCAATAACAATTCCGCCTGTTCTGCACCTGGTGCCTGAGATAGCTTGGCAGCGATCTTTCCGTTTACAATGGTGTAGATAACCTTCTTACCCTGTTTAGGTAATGTTTCACACTGGAAAGTCTTAGAGATGGATGGAGTATTTGTAGCCTCCTGCCAAACGTCTTTTCCTTTTCCTTCTTCACCGGTATCAATAGTACCGCCCATGAGAAGTTTTATTGTCTCATTGCTCGGAGTAGGGATAGAGAACTCTATGTAATCAGAGCCATCCTTCACAAACTCAATATACAACGGATCATCACTGCCTTCCGTATCAATCTTGACCTCTTTAGGGTCTTGAAAGTTAAAAGCAACACTACCTCTAAAAGGCAACGGAAGATCTTTAAAATCTACTCCAGGGACACCGTCACCTACTTCTGCAACTCTAACTGCTCCTACGCCCATAGCAATAGGCCTTTTTTCTACTGTCATAATTTACTGATCTATTAAAATTTCCAATCTAATATTTGTACAAGCAAAGCCTTCTTTCATATCCGGCATGGGAACACTCCAGAGGACTTCCACTTCTTTGCATACACCGTCGTTACTATTGATTGAATCAAGCGACTTTCTAACCTTACGCTTTAATTCTTTCATTCGTTGACGTTTTAACATACCATTCTCATCACTCCAAGGAACGAAGATATTGATGTTAACAGGCACTTTATGGATAAAGTCAAGTTCATTCAATTGCAGATGATTGATAACGATATGTTCATTGGTCAAGCCTGCTTCCGATTTGTCCTTGTAAATCATAACATCGGTGCCCGCAGCGGCCACAACATTATAAACTATATCTACAGCGTCAAATTCATCCATAATCAAATCTCGCTAAAAATTGATTTCAACGTGTCCCTTAAATATTTCTCACATTGAGCATTAGCCCCGGTAACTACATCATATCCTTTAGCTTCCACAGCTGCCGCATATTCCATACCTGCAACACCAACCAGTACATATCCACCGGTATATGATAAAGAGATTTCCTCAGCGAGTCTATGCCCTTTATACTTTCCCGTTGTTTTATCTGTCCCTTTATCACTTTCCTTGAAGTTCTCTTTGATAACCTCTCCATCTTTGGCTATCACATAACCAACAGAAGAACGAAGATTTCCCGTTTGGTCTTTGTATGATCCGATTCGACGGGCCACCTGTATAAACTTCTCGCCACCCGCTTGCAGGAAAACAAGCATTTTATCTTCTGCTTTACTTTGAAAGCGATCAAGCCATTTTTCCAGTTCATCATAAGTGAATAGGGGAGTCATACCATTTTTCATACATTGATGATTGAATGTGATTGATAAGGTTCCCAACAGATAACTGGTACATCAATACCCTTGGATACAACTTTCAAACGTAAGAACTTACTATCTGCCGGTGGTTGCATCTTGGTATAGAAATAGCCATGTACTTGCGCTTCATCACCAGCCGAATTACGTTTGAAAACGATTCTTCCATCGCTTACCGGGTCATAGCGTCCAGGGGCAGATATTTCAATCGGTTCCCCAGGAATCCATTCACCATCAACTAAGCGCCCGTTAGCCTCAATAGTAACTATTGCAGTATGTGGATACCGTTTTACCATCTGTTACCCGCTCTTCCTTTGATAATGATTCGCTTGCCAAGTCTGCCAGCCTTCTCAGGCTCCCCATTCTCTATATACAGCTGTTTTGCAGTCTGAATATAGAAAGAACGGGGATGAGTAATAGAAAGCTTGTTTTCACTGAAATCCGGCGAGTTTACCAACATGGCATACGTATCAGCGACACAAAGACCGACTTGCTTCATGTTTTCAGTAGTGCATTTTTCCTCGGGATTGACACCACGTTTAACAAAGACTACTTTATCCAGGAAGCCTTTCATATCCTCAACAGATGGATATTCCAGTATTGTTTCTCTGATTGTTGCCATAATAATAATTAATAACCGTCTTCGTCTGTTTTTTCAGTGTCTTCGCCTTCCGCCCATGCCTGACCATCGGTTTTCATGATGTACATTGCATCAGGATCATTGATTACTGGGATGGCATTAGCTTCCGCTTTAGTCCACTCTTTGAATGGTTCCAACTCTGACCACTTGCTAAGGAAAACAAAGTCCTTTTTCAGCGTGGTAGCTTTCTTCTTGTATTCAACCGAATGTTCTGCGGCGATAGGGCCGTGCTGAATATCACCACACTGTAAATCTTCCAAGAAACAGATATTGTTTGCTTCCCACGGATTTACTGTTGTACGTTGATGAGCAGCATTTTCAATACGAACAGATGGGCTTACAAGAACTATCTGAACACCTTCTGTATTCTCCTGTGCAGCAAGATACTCGTTAATAACCTTCTTGGAGATAGTCAGCTTTTCTTTCTGATTGATCCAGCCTTTCACTTTTTCAATAACAGCCTTCTGCTTTTTCAATAAAGCAAATCTATCCTTACGCATAACAACGTACTTGATAGTAACTCCTTCAGCAGAAGCGGCAACTACGGTATCTTCAATATCCTGTAAACCGTCAGCTGTTGTTGACTTAGACCAATCAACAGTAGCCACCTTTTTGTTTACATTAGGCATACCACAGCCTACAAACTCTTCGGTAACAATACCGTTATTGTTGCTTGAATTCAGAATGAACCCACCTTTAGACATCAGCTGCATACACCACCATTCGAAGCGACCGCGAACAGCATTATATACGAAGTCCTGATCTTTAAAAGCAAGGTCAAGAAGAGCCTTTAGATCTGAATCACCCTCACAATCGCGGCTAAGTTGACGGTATTCATTCCAGTCACTTTCATTCATGCCACGCTTAACAGCCGTCTTAGGGATGTCACCTGACATTTTACCAACAACTTCACGCTTCTTTTGCGGTGCAGAAGAATCGAAGCTGATAACGTCTGCAATAACAGGAGCACCTTTCTCTCCGGTCAAAGTTTCCCATTTCAGAGAATCTTTCTGCTTTACACCGAAGAAGTTAGGAAAGAATACCGGCTTAACCTTACGTGAGTTAAGTCGTGCTCCCATATTCTTACGGTTCACTTGTTTAATTAAACTTCTTTCCATATATCACTATTTTAATGGATTAGACAAAACGGATAAAACGGAGCAACGCTTTGATGGCGTCGTCAATAGGGTAGGGCATTACTGCCTCGTTTACAGTACCACGTACCAAAAGGCCCGACTGTTGATTAGCAACGGTCACATCAACCTTGTTCATGGTGATAATTTCCGGTGTATACTTGAACTTTGCAGCTTTGGCAGCAGCTTTGGCGGCAACAAGAACTAACACGTCATTCACCTTTACGGCTCCAATAGCCCCCGCAAGAGTTATTGTATCATAGTCTGAGTTAGTTTTGTCAATTGCAGAAATTACATCCGAGGCTCCGGTTAAAGCACCGCCGATTGTAACAGCTTCACCAACTGTAAACACATGATTTTTTGCTACTTGGATGGTTACTGCATCGGCAGCCGCTTCAGCTGTAGCTTTTCCTGTTTTAACAACATGATAAAGACCGTTTGTATCTTTACCCACAATCACAAGCGGAGGAAGCTCATCAATGACTCCCTTCAGTTCCGCGCGGGCGATGGTTCCACCGCCTTGGATGTCCTCGATAATCTTCTCTATACCGGGGGCATACTGAAATTCAGTTTCTTTCTTTCTAAACATAGCAAAATGAATTAATTATTAATCTTCCAGACCAAGGCTGGCAACTCCATTATTATCACTTTCCTCATCCTCCATCAAATCCAACCATTCTTTCTCTGAACGTTCTTTCGGCTTATAAGAATTAGGTTTGTAATCACCACCGGCAATTTCATCATCAATTACTGATTGCTTGATTTCTGCATATTCTTCTTGCAAATCCTTGATCTGATCTTCAACTGACGTCTCAGAATTGACATCGATACGTGAAAACCATTTTGCTGGAAGCTTTGAACTTTCAAACAGCCCCTTTGCTGATGATTGTTTTGTAGAAGTCGCCATTGTAGTTGCAACCTTACCCACAGTGTCTGTCAACGCTTCAATTTGCTTTTGTTGAGCCTTAAGAAGTTTAGTAACAGCAGGTGGCAAATCTCCAAAATCGTCCTCATCTTCATCATCGTCATCAACGCCCTTTTTGGTTTTCTTCCCTTTGGCAGTAGGTTTCTCAATGGGTTTCCCGTCTTTCAAACCGTGCTTTTTCTCATACTCTGCAATAGCTGCCTGCATTACAGTTTGTGAATTCTGATCATTAGCGGTCAAATCTGGAAGAATATTCTCCTTGAATAATTCAATATAGTTATCCAAATTCTCTTCGCTCTCAATATTGAAAAGTGCCTGGACCTTAGCCGCATACTTTTCAGGGATTCCAGCCTTTTTCAAAGCCGCTTTGATTACTGCTAAAATTTTCATAATTCTTTTTCCTTTAAAATATAAGTAAGAGAAAGTTTTCCTTACCGTATATTTTATTTTGAATCCAATTAATTACATTTGCAACCATGGAAGAATTAAATGACAGACATGAATATTTTAATTTATATTCATCACAATGTGGAGAATGCATTTTTTTTGACTGGTCTACCTGTCGGACATGTAATGCTTTCCCTAAAGGCATTCCAGTCGCCATATTAGAGGGAAAGCAAAAACATGATAAACCAATACAAGGCCAGGAAGGAAATACTATATTTACTCCCGAGTCTTAGCCTTTGAGTAATCCCATCCATTTTTAGTACTTATTCTTTTCCACAATGTGTGAAAATGAACTGTACTTGCTTGACTCGGTGTAAGAGTCCCTTTATTGATTCTATTACCAAATTCAGATCGAATGTTTTTATTTTCCTGATTAACCATTTTTTGTAGTTCCTCAAATGAAATTCCCCATCCATTATCTGGCCGTTTCATTCTGAAAGTATAATTCGGAGTTACAGCTCGTATTTCTGCCAAATCCCAATTCACAGCAAGATATATATCATCTGGACTAAAAGAGTTTCCTATTCTCTCTAATGAATTATCAGGATATCCCCAACCGCGAGGATGGTTATGAGTTAATATGCTATCTTTCATCTTCAAAAGCTCATCATTATCAAAGGAAACACTATATTTAGCACCACGTTTATCAATTAAAATATTACCATTCTTATCGAATACAACTCCTGTCTCAAATTTTTTATTTAAGCGTATTTCACTCTCTGTATTAGCTATTTTATTGTAAAGTTTCCGTTCATTCCATTTTTGCTGAATATCTGCCTTCTCTTCATCGGTTTTGATGCGTTTCGACTTTATGAACTTAGCCGGTTTCTGTTCTGAAGTAGAAGAGCTAGCAATTTTAAGAGGCTCTCTAATAAAGTTATCCTTCATCCAATAGGCTTTATCTAATGCCTGTTTATTGTTATCCACAAATGATTGAGCAGCACTAGGAATATCTTTTATAACCAATTGCTCCGGCACTTCATCCGTGAGCAGATAGTCTGCCAAATCTTCCGGCTCCATAGTAATCGGTGTAGCAAAGCAAATACAGAAAGGATGCCAACCTGTGAATTTGAATGTTTTCGGATATTTACCGACCATAGCATCACATATCTTACATGGGCCCTTATTGTTTGCTGAACGCTGTATTTCTATGCCAAGTACGAAATCTTGCTGACTCCAACGTTCGTGATCCGCACTACGGTAAGCTGTGTTCGTTGTTGTTGCAGATGTCCGGAGAGCGTTCATCTTGGCGCTACGATACACACCCTGTCCCGGATGGTAGTCTTTCATGGGACGAGACAATACCAGCTTACCTTCTTCATTCCGCACACGACGAAAGCGCTTGTCCGGATCGTTCAGCAATTGACGTATGTCACTACTGATGCCATTCGCATTACGGCCAACAGAAACACCACTATCAAGGTAGAATTCAAGCTGTGATTTTGTCTGCTGAGTAATATTCCACACACGATCAGACAGCCTTAATCCATTTACATCTGCATTCTTCTGTAGGGCTTCTAAAGCAGTGAGATTATGAGAAAACATACCTTCTTTGGTGGCTGTACTAATGGCCATACCTTCAATATACTTCCTAATGAAATCATCATTCTTTTTATTGGATCGATCCCATGCGTCATGCTGGAAAAGCTCCATATTAGTTTCTAATTGAGATTTCAATGTCAGCAGTTCCCGATCAACCGCATCTTCCACCTTCTGATTACGTATCCACACGCTACTTTTCCCCGCATCATCCCATTTACGGAGATACGGAGAAATAGAAAGTATAAACTGGTTAAAGATATTGGCTATTATAGCCTGCTGTGCAGCAACTTTCTGTATATGCTGTTTGTCGTAGAAAGAAAGTCCAGGCATATTATTAAAGTGTTGCGCCTAGGAATGAGTTGTTTTGAGCCGTATCTTTCTCGTCTTGCTTCTTGCGGCTCAGTTCTTCTTCAACATTATCCGTATATGGCGAATTTTTAATAATCGTCTCTTTACTATTGAATTGGGATGCTGTTTCAAGATTCTTAAGTTCTTCTGCCAAGTCCTGTGGAAGAATGCTGCCAAACTCCACCTCAATATAATTATCATTTAGCTGAGAGGCATATTTAGTATGCGTAATATTAGCCATACCAGCTTGAACGATTGCCACTGTTCGTTGTACAGCAGGGCCGAATATTTCCATCTGTTCACTGGCTTTAATCTCTGCATCAATCAACATAAAACGACGGGAAGTGCCGCTAAGGTTGCCGAGTCCCATTAGTTTACTCATAGATAGATCTGGGCTAGAAGCTCCGGAATGTATAGCATCGTCCAATTGGTTCAGTTCGAGTGTAACGGACTCACAAGACTGTTGCCACGCTAAATAATCAGCGTCACCGTGATACGAAGTACCGGTATCTGCATCCACTTCTATACCGAAATTTAACTCTTTGCCTACAGTTTCTTTGCTCGGTAGGTTTGCAAGGCCATAGGTTTTTAGAATTGGTTCAGAGAAATAATCGTTTGTGTCGGATAGACGGGAAAGTCTCATCTCTTTTTTATCTATCAAATTGGCAACATCATCCCAGTCAGGACAATCGACTTCGGCATATACTACCGGAATTTTGCCAAAACGATTCTTAGTCCTTTTTACTTTCCAGATACCATCCATAATGCCGGAATAGATGGTGTCTTTCGTGTATATCTTTACACATTCACAGGTACGTCCATCAACCTCTGCATTATATTTATAGAGGAAGCCGTCCATATCGTCATCTTCATCGAAATGCGGATAGAATTCACATTCGGTATTGCTATCTTTAGGAGTAGAGAGGATCTTAACCTTTAGCTGGCTTTTTCCATCATCCCGGGTAACTGGATAGAAGATAATCGCTGCTTTGGTTTCAGACAATACCTTGCGAGCAAACTCTTTCAATACAGATTGCATCTTGAGCTTACGCTTGTAGACCTTCTTAAACTCGCTGAAACCGTCGTTAGGATCTTCGGCCGTGATAGTCATTTCCCCACCAAATAAAAAGGCCACAGAAGTACGGACAATCTTTTTGGGTAGATTAGTCACGGTTTGAGCGACTTCCACAGTTTTATCCTCTAGTCTCTTAGGCTTTTCTTCTCCCGTTTCGGAATCAACCTCTTTTTCTGTATCTGAATATACAGCAATCTTCTTCGATTCACGATACCCTACAGATTCTTTGCGTCGGGTTCTATCTCCTTCGTATTCTTCCATATACTCGCGAGGATTACGATTCTCACGAGTATCAACGCATAAATCACCTACTATGCTACCGAAGTCGTCTTTCTTTAGAATATCCTTAATGTCTGGCATACATTTTTCTCTTAAAATATACACAGGAAGAGATTTATCCACGCCCTACCTTACGAGTTGATGATTTCAACTTCAAACCAAGTGATTCTGCGAACTCTGCAAGTATTGTCATTCCGTCCGGAGCATCATCATGGGCATTGTCACCTTCACGTTTATAGTTGGTAAGTGACTTCATGAATCGACCATAGTCAGAGCCTTTAGTGTATTCTGATTCATCCAAGAATACACAATGCTTTTTGATCCAACCGGCTTTCATGATGATGCGCGTTTCTTTGTGTTGAGTAGTCGGTCGTGCCTGTATGACACATGATTTCTTTTGTCCTGTAACGATCTTGCGCACATTGATAGCAAAGATACGTCCACCGTTGTTAGACTCAATACGAAGTTGATCACAGCTTGTATCTATTACCATTTGTGCCAGGCGTGGTTCTGTGACCTCAACAGGATCTTTAGTGAAAAGAACATCCGTAATAAAGTACTTCGGTCCAAACACCTTTGCAAATGGAGCGCAGAAATCATCATCACCCTTATCGGCCGTATCACAGGCACCGATCGTACCATCCGGGCGTTTACCTGCTATGTCAGTCAGTTTAAAGCGCATTAGAGAAGATTTCGGGAATAGTAAACCTTTGGCTTCGAATGGTTCCTGCATATACTCGGCCATCCAGATGCTTTCGTCTGTTTCAGAACGTAATTCCCGGTAGTATTCTGTCGTATGAACGTCAGCACAGAAAGTTTCGTCGTTTTCATCTAATGCAGCGATTCGAATGATTTCATTATACTTTCCGGCTTCTTCTAAACGTCCGAGAACATCACTAGAGGACCAGCGAGTACCGATGTCAATAAGACAGCAGTTACCCTCAATACGAGAGTCGTGTGTACCTTGTTTCCAAGACCATACCTTCTCGTTGTTATTATCGGATAACGCATCTTCCAGACTCTTATACAAGTCGTCAGTCATGGCCAGCATAGATGCACCGAATCCGATGACCGTTCCACCAACACCACCACCGAAGTAAGATACCTGGCGAGCACCTTCAATATTCCAACTCTTAACGTTCTGCTTATCTCCTTTCAAGTGTATCTCTGAGAATATCTCTCGAAAGCGCTTAGATTTCACAATATCGCGGGTATCGTATGAAAGCTTATTGTATAACGTATCAGAACAGCAGTTACGCATTACTGATTCTTCAGGAAAATGACCGTACATCCAGGCAATGAACAGAGAAGATATATATGATTTACCGGCACGTGGCGGCATACTAACGGCTAGGCGGTAGATT